TTCAAGAGACGGCGGAGAAGCAGTATCAATCAATCGTAAAACTGATGACGGGTCGTTAATGTCGTTTAAGAAAGACGGCTCCACAGTCGGTAGTATTGGTGCTACTTCTGGAAGGCTTTACATAGGTAACGGCGATGTAGGTTTAAGATTTGCTGGTGATTTAGATTTTATTGCTCCGTGGAATGCGTCAACAAACGCCGCTAGAGATGATGCAATTGATTTAGGAAATGCAGGAAATAGATTTGATGATATTTATGCCACTAACGGCACTATCCAAACATCTGACCGCAACGAAAAGCAAGACATTGAAGCACTATCAGACGCAGAGCGTCGTGTGGCAGTTGCGGCTAAAGTATTGTTGCGTAAGTTCCGATGGAAGTCTTCAGTAGAAGAGAAAGGCGACGAAGCTCGTATTCACTTCGGCATCATTGCTCAAGACTTACAAGATGCATTTACTGCTGAAGGCTTAGACGCTGGACGTTACGGAATGTTTATTAACTCAACTTGGACTGATGAAGAAACTGGTGAAGAGCGTTCACGAATGGGTGTGCGTTATTCTGAGCTACTTGCCTTTATCATTGCCGCTATTTAACTAGGAGAAAACTAATGGCTACATGGACTATAGCTAACCTTGAGCGTAACGTGGCAGACGGCGGTGTAACCGTTGCACACTGGCATGTTACTGAAGTAGACGGCGATCACTCTGCTTCTTCTTACGGCACTGTAGGCTTTACACCTGACGCCTCTGCTGATGACTTTATTGCTTACGACAGCCTGACAGAAGAAGTTGTCATGGGCTGGGTACACGCAGAGGTAGACCAAGATGCTACTGAAGCGGCACTAACAGCTAACATTGAAGGCCAAAAGAACCCTGTGTCTGCTGATGGTATACCTTGGTAAATCATGCGGTACTGGTTGTTATTTGCGCTAATGACTTTATCGCTGTCAGGGTTTGCCCAGACTAGAGAACAAGTTGAAGGCGAGGTAGAAATAGAAGGAGTGCCTTCTGATAACAGCCAAGAAGGTGATTTAAATACTAACACGCAAGTAGGCGGCAATAATACCTCTGGAAGCTACAACACCAACAAAACTTATAATGGTGCAGGCTCAAGCGGTATGCCAGTAAACACAGCAATTAGCCCTAGTCTTATGTCTAATGGATCTGAAAGCTGTCTCCAAAGCACTACAGGAGGCCTACAGCTTTTAAGTGTTGGTGTGTCTTCAGGCAAATACACACAAGATGTTGAGTGTAATCGCCGTAGAGACGCAATAACTTTGAGCAACATGGGTATGAAAGTAGCAGCTGTATCGCTAATGTGTCAAAACCCAAACGTATGGAGGGCTATGTTTATGTCTGCTACGCCTTGTCCGATTGTAAAAAATGGCAAGTTAGTAGTTGGCAGAAACGCATTACTCGAAATAAAACAAAACCCTGAGTTACATATTACTGATTACTTAGACAACAAAAATCTTTACGATAGCTTACTAGGAGTAGGTACGAATGAATCAACTGAGGTTGAAAGCACTGTTAGCGTCTCTGATCGTTTCCGCACCAGCGTACAGTAACGAGATTGATAACCTAGTAAATGCATCTCAATCTATTCGAGATAGTTTTAAGTATGGTATTCAAGCCGTTGGTGGTATGCACTCTTATGCAGTTCAAGGAAAAATAGCTCCTACAGGCACAACGGAGGGTGGCAAGATTAGTTACGACCAATCTGATGCATACAATCAAGCTTTAGCCGCAGTACAAAACGCAGTCTATACGTACAATCCCGGCGCTCAAGAATACTTCGACAATCAAGCCGACCAAGCTATGAACGAAGTAAACACAGCAATTGATACTTTTGTTGAAGCTAGTCAAGCCGTAATAGAAGTAGTTGTTGTAAATCAAATGGCTGAAGATGCTCAGAATGCTGGCGATGAGCGTGGCGCTATGGCACTCCAAGAGTACATAGAAGCCAATGATGTTGTTCTAGCAGATGCAGAAGTAGATTTCTACAACGAGTCTTTAGAAAATGTTGAGTCATCTGCACAGGTTGCAGCAGCTTATTTTGCTGTAGCCAACGACGAAGACTTAGTAGCTGCAGCAGATGAAATGGCCTATGACATTCGTGTCACATATCAAGAAGCTGCTTCATCATTTTTTGATGCTGCTACACAGGCCGTGTGGATTTCGTTTGATGGCGGTACAACTATACAGGGTTTAGCGCTTGGCGGATACTTTGTAACTGTTGAAGCTATTATCGTTGAGGGCGAACAAACAGACTTCTTCAGGACTTCCCCCGAAGGCGGTTGCTGGTTCGCTGTGGATTATGAGGCTTGTATTAATGGCGCTTGATAATTTAGAACTAAATATAGGCGGTCAGTCATTTAAAGGCGTTTATGTTGCAGTAGTTCTTTCTTTTGCATCAACGCTTGCTGGAGGGATCTGGACAGCCTCAGAGTTTTTTAGTCGCTTAGAGGCTCAGGAATCCGCTGTACAGGACGCTGGAGTTATTGCTGCTACCCTAGAGGCTAGGTTCGAAGATTTGCGTGAGAGTCAATCTACGGCCTTACAGGGCTATGAAGTAATTATATCTAACATGCAACAAAGCCTTGAGGATAATGACGTAGCAAGTCTACAAGGTAAGTTGGCTGAATTAGGTACAAACCTCGAAGCCATCATGAAAGCACAGCAGGACTTACTAGACTTACGAGATCGTGTAGCTGCTGTAGAAAAAAGTAATTCAGAATCTGTACTTAAAGTAGAAAACAGAGTTGAGTCGCTAAAGGACACAAATGAGCGTCTAAAGCGTATACAAAAAGAAATAGATGATCTATGGCTTGGCCTAGATTCTTTAGCGAACCCACTAGGATAAAATAAGAAATGTCAAAGACTGAAGAACTCTTAGCACGTATTGAAGGTCATGAAAAAGAATGTGCTGTTCGTTATGAAATGATTCAACGACAATTAGATTCTGGCGTAAAGCGCTTTGATAAGCTAGAAAAGATGGTCATGTCTATTTATCCATTCATTATAGCAAGTATTGTATTTGCAGAGTATTTTAGATGATTGAACAGCTAATAGGACCAGTAACAGGCTTACTAGATAAGTTTGTTGAAGATAAAGATCAAAAAGCTAAACTGGCGCACGAAGTTGCGACAATGGCTCAAAGACACGCACAAGAACTTGCAAAATCACAACTAGAAGTAAACACAGCAGAAGCCGCACATAAGTCTTTGTTTGTTGCTGGCTGGAGACCCGCTGTAGGTTGGTGCTGTGTATTAGGTATGGCTTGTAATTTTCTTATCATACCCATGGCTAATTTTATTTTAGCTTTAATGACTATACAGGTTGTTGTACCACTAATAGATTTAGAAACTATGATGCCAGTTCTTATGGGGATGTTAGGCTTAGGCGCTATGCGCTCTTATGAAAAAGTCAAGGGCGTATCAAGGGAGAAGTAAGAAATGTCGAAGAAAAGACAGACACGAAATTCTAAAAAGTTTAAAAAGGCTGCTGCGTCTAAAAGAGCTAGAGCGCCGATGCAGAAAGGGGGTCGTCCTCGTGTTCCTGAAGGGATTACAATGGTGACTAAGCCAATAACTCCTAAAATTTCAGGGCCTATGCCTGCTCCTAAAATTTCAGGGCCTATGCCTGCTCCTAAAATTTCAGGGGGTCGTCCTCGTGTTCCTGAAGGGATTACAATGGTGACTAAGCCAGTAACTTCTGCAGGCACGGCAGGCATTAAGCCTTCACCATCTCCCGGCAAACGAGATCCTTCAGAAGGAACGCCTCGTCCTGAGCCAAGACCTACTGGAGTATCCACACGTCCAGATAATACAGAAGGCCAGTTGCCAGAGTTTACAGGAACTGTTCCAAACCTAACAGAAACAGGAAGAATTTTTCAGCCTGATACAAGAAGCCAGATGCCTACAGGTGATCCATCAATGTCGTTACCTCCTAACGATGATGATGGACAAGCTAAACCTACAAATGCAACAGTGTCTCAAACACAACAGCGTTCTACTGGTGTTGCAGAGGCTCGACAACGTCAAGCACAGCAACGAGCAGGGCAAGGTTCTAGCGGAGAAGGAAATCAAGGCGGGGACGATACTATTACAGGAGGCATGAGTTCAAACCTATCACAAGCTCCGATAGATCTTGAAATTAATCTTCCTGATCGTCCAGATTTGCCGCAAATGACTCCTGAAGATGTAGCGTATGGTCCAGACTCTATGGTCTATGAGATGGCTGATACAGGCGATGCAAAAGCTACTTCAGCACGAGCAACTACAGCACGAGCGCAAGCAGATGCTACTGCTGCACAAGCTGGTGATCCTCGTGAAGTTTCTGGTTCTACAATGGAAGCATTTCTTGCTGAAGGCATTGATCCCGGAGTAGGCATAGATAGACAACTAAGCGAAGGCGCTATTGCACAATTTGAAGCAGGTGAGATTACTAAACCAGCTGTAGCGGCTGAAAGAGATCCTCTTCAAGAAGCAGAAGCAAGAGCTATAGCAGCTACAAGACCCGAAGCTCGTGATTATGCTGAAGCTGCTACAACCGATGAAAGATTTGAAGTAGCACCTGTCGAAGGTCCAGAAGTAATTACGCGAGAAGGAAACGTAATTTCTGACGACGAGGTAGGTATTTTAAGACAAATAGCTCAAGGACGTGGAGTGCCTCTTGAAGATCTTCCAGAGTATAAGCTTGCACAACAAAGAGTAGCACAACAAGGTGAAGCAGCTACTGCTGAGTATCGCTCACGTCTTGGTGAGGCTCCTCAAGAAACAGCAGCACAAGCAGAGTTCTTTGGTGTAGATGAAACACCACAAGCCCGTCAGCAACGAATTGAGCAGTTTGGCTCGTTTAGTCCTGCAAAGCGTGAAGCATATACAGCCTTGGGTGTTGATGCGCCTGAAGCTGCACAGATGGAAGACGTTCGTCAGGCAGCTGCTGCAAGTCGTGAAGCTATTACGGCTGATACGCCTCCTGACGTTATTGCTCAACAAACAGATCTTGACCAGCTTGGCACATATCAGATGGCAGCAAGACGTACAGCACAAGTTGCTGAAGCCGCTGAAGGTATTGCTGCTCAATTAGGTGGTCAGCCTTCATTAGATCTTGAAGGCCGTCAAGCTATTCTTGGTGAAGCGCCAGCGGGTGATGCGGCTCAGATTGGTGGTATTCCTACTGCACAGGCTGCACAGATGCAAGCTGTTACAGGCCAAGCACGTAAGATGGCTGCTGCAGATATGGCAACAGTTGTTGTTGAAATGCCCCCAGAAGTTACAGCTGCAATCTCAGAAGATCCTGCGACCGTTGAAGCCCAGCTTGATACTGGCGAAGATCCTCAAGTTGTAGCGGCTGTTGCAGCACTGCCAGAAGAAGCGCTTGTGTCTACACAGATGGAAGGCCTTCTTGCTGGTATGGAAGATGGTGAAGTTCCAATGTGGGCAAGACCAGCTGTAGATGCTATTAACGCTCAGATGGCCTCAAGAGGCCTTAGCACATCTACTGTAGGACGAGATGCGTTGTTTAATGCAATCATACAGAGTGCGCTTCCAATGGCTCAAAGCAATGCTCAAGCCCTTCAGCAACGTGCTACACAGAATCTTAGCAATCAACAGCAAGCAAACATAGAGCAGTCTAAGCAGATCGCTAGTGTTCGTATGCAGAATCTTGCTAACCGTCAAACTGCTGCATCTCAGACAGCACAGATGGCACAGCAGATCAAAGTACAACAGGGTGAGTTCCGTCAGCAGGCACAGATACTGACAGCCCAACAAGAACAACAGTCTCGTATGGCTGACGTGCAGTTCCAACAGCAAAGAGCGCAGCAAGAGTCTGCACAGCGTCAACAAGCAGCCGTACAAAACTTGTCGGCTTCTCAGCAGATGGAGCTTGCAAACCTACAGGCCATCAATGCTTCTGCTACTCAAAACCTTAGCGCAGAACAACAAACACGTCTTGCGTCTTATCAGGCTCAAGTAAATCGTACTATGCGTCAGGCTGAACTACAGCAGGACATGGATAAAGCAAATCTTAGTACAGCCCTTCAGGTTGAGTTAAAGAATCTGTCCGAACAGAACTTAGCTGCTCGTGATACTATGTCTGCTGAAAATCAAGAGCGATTGACTAATCTAAACACTCTTGTAGATTTCAAAAAGACTAACGCACAGTTAGCACAGCAAATGGATCTAGCGAACTTGTCTAATGATCAACAAGTTCGTCTTGCTAATCTTGCTGAAAAATCTGCTACAGACTCTGCAAACTTTACAGAAGCTAATCGTTTTGAGTTGACTAGGCTTCAAACTTCTGCACAGGTATTGTCACAGAATACTCAGCTTCGTCAACAAGCAGAGCTTGCTAATCTTAGTACAGAAGAAAAAATTACCCTTGCAAACTTAACTGCACAGAATCAAGCATCTGCCGATAATCTTAACGCAGAACAGCAGGTTGAGTTGGCTAACTTAAATGCCCGACTTCAAGAAGCTAGTCAAAATGCTCAAATGCGTCAGCAGATTATTACACAAGACTTTAGTCAAAGTCAACAGACTGATCTGGCTAATCTTGAGGCAATTAATCGTGCAGGCTCTGAAAACCTTAGTGCTGAACAGCAAGCACGACTTACAGAGTACAACGCACAGGTTAATCGTAAGATACGTCAAGCAGAACTTAATCAGCAGACTGAAGGTGCAAATCTTGATGCTCGACTCAAAGTAGAGTTGTCAGAGCTTACAGAGCGCAATGCAACTTCTCGTGCAAACATGTCGGCTGAACAACAGACACGTCTTGCAAATCTTAATGTTCTTGTTGACTTCCGAAAAACTGATGCACAGTTTGCTCAACAAATGGACATGGCAAACCTTGCTAATGAACAGCAGATGGAACTTGCAAACCTTCAAGAAAGAGCTTCAGCGGATGCTGCAAACTTTACTGAAGCTAACAGATTCCGTATGCAAGAGTTGAACAACTACGTTCAAGTTATGTCGCAGAACGAACAGTTGCTACAGCAGGCAGACCTTGCACGTCTTAGTATGGAAGAGCGCATTTCTCTTGCTAACCTCGATTCTAAGAATCGTGCAGATTCAGAGTCTATGTCGGCACAAAATGTTGCAGAGCTTCAGCAGTATGAAAAGCGTATGCAGGCAGCACAGGTAAACGCACAGCTTGCACAGCAAATGGGTCTTGCAAATCTATCTAACGAGCAACAAGCTGCAATGTTTAATGCACAAGTAGATGCAAACCTTGATATGGCTCAGTTTGACGCTAATCAGCAAGCAGCAATGGCTAACAGTCAGTTTATGCAATCAATGACTATGAAGGACTTTGATGCTCGTCAACAGTCTATTATGCAAAACGCAACAGCTATGGCCTCAATGGACATGGCAAACCTTGATGCTCAGACACGTTTGGCGGCTCAGAATGCTCAATCATTCCTTCAGATGGACATGGCTAATCTTAGTAACGCACAACAAATGGCCGTGTTGAATCAACAACAAGCACAACAAACCATGCTGTCGAATCAGGCATCTCAAAATGCAGCACGACAGTTTAATGCTGCAAACCAACAACAGGCTGATCAGTTTATGGCAAGTTTGTCATCTCAAACAGAACAGTTTAATGCTGCTCAATCAAATGCGATGAGTCAGTTTAACATCTCTGAACAGAATCGTATATCGGCTCAAAATGCTCAGAATGCTACACAGGTCTCTTTAGCTAACGCTCAGATGCAGACAGATATTTCAAAGTTTAATGAAACTATGGATCAACAGCGTGAGCAGTTTAATGTTTCAAATCAACAAGCAATCGAGCAAGCTGATATTGCGTGGCGTCGTCAATCAAATACAATCAATACTGCGGCTCGTAATGCAGCTAATCAGCAGAATGTTATGAATGCTTTTAATCTTGAAATGTCAGAGCTTCAGTTTCTTTGGCAGGAAGTTCGTGATAATGCAGCATATACACGACAAGCATATGAAAACGAACAAACTCGTATGACTCAGCTGTATGCAACGGCTATTGGTAACGAAGCAGCTGCTAGTAGTGAGTCAGGTACAAATTCTAATTCATTGATAAATCTTATCAAAAATTTCTTCGGAGGATAAAATGGGTTTTTTATCTAAAGCTTTTAAAAGTTTTAAAAAAGTATTTAAAAAGGTCGGTAAGGCCATTAAAAGTGGACTGAAATCTGTCGGTAAGTTTATGGATAAGATAGGCATTGTTGGTCAAATAGGCCTGTCTCTTCTTTTGCCGGGGATAGGATCAGTAATGAGTGGAATGTGGGGCAGCTTAGTAGGGGGCATGCAAGCTTATTCAGGCATTGGCTCTACTATTGTTAATGGTGCTGGTAATTTTTTAAACGCAGCAACTAAAGTGGCTTCACGGGCTGGTAGAGCATTTTCAAGTGTTACTGAAGGCGTTAAAAATGTTGTGGGCGAAACACTCAAACTAGGCGCAAACAAGCTAGGTCTTGGTGAAGTTGCTACAAACTTAGGATTTACTGATCTAGGCAGCAGCATTAGCAACGCAAGCTTCGATAGCATTGGAGAGGCGTTTAATCTTAGCAAAGACAAGTTTTTAAGTAGCTTTTCAGGAGATGCGTTTTTGCCTGATAGTGCGTATGAAGCAGCTAGAAATAGAGCTATGATGACTCCAGAACAAAGAGAGTTTATTGGAGGAGTACAAAACTTTGAAGTGACTCCTGAAGTAGAAGCACAACGGCTTCGAGAGTTTGAAGATGTTCAAAACATGTATGACACTGACTCATATACTCGTGGTGTAACTGTCGGAGCAGATACTCCAGATCTTTATGGTCCGGGATTTGATCCTGCTCGTCAAGGCGTGACTGTTGGCGTAGATACTCCAGATCTTTATGGTCCTAACGCACCTCAGAGAACTATGGCGGAAGACGCATTCATGGAAGCACGAGAAAAGGCTTTGGAGGATCTTCCTTCAGTGGGTGAACAGCCAAGTCTTCTTTCTAGGGCAGGCGACACTGTTGTTTCTGAAGGAAGACGAATAATCGCAGACGCACCTAAAATGGCGTATGAGGGCGTAGAAAGGGGAATCCAAAGCTCTCTTGTTTCAGGAATACGACAGGCTACAGGAGTAGAACAAGTTCCTGAGTATGAGACAACTTACTACGGTGCTTATGTTCCTACTCTAGACTTGTCTGCAGACATTGGCATGAGAACAGCAGCATTCAACCCCGTGCAGTTTGGAATGCAGAATCAAGACTTTATAAATATGTATCCGTTTGGTGCAAGCGCACAGCTATATAACGACATGACATATTTGCAGAATATGGAACAGTATGGGATGAGACAAGTATGAATGAAGAATACTTAAAAGTTGTTCAAGGTGGTAGGCCTATTCCCGGACAAAGCTTAACAACAGATCCAGAAAACCCTGCACCTTACGAAAGGCCACCAAAGTATACCTCAGTTCATGAAGCTTCTGAAGACGTCTTCGGCTACTTGATTGAGCCGCAAGTCTATGCTGACATGATGATGTTGTTGGACGACGGTATGCCGATCATGGACGTAGTTCAATCATTATTGTTCTATGGGTTTACTGAAGGTAAGTGGAACCCTGATTTGATGCTAATGCTCGTCGAGCCTGTGGCGTATATGTTGCTTGCTTTGGCGGAGCGTTCAGACATAGATCCTGTTATCTATCGTGGCGAAGAAGAGGATGAGGCTGAAGAGCAGGCAATCTTAGGAGCCAACATAGAAAAGAGCAGGCTTCAAAACATCAAAGAGTTTTCAGAGGGCGCAGCAAGTATTCCTGCAGGCGTATTGTCGCCTGATCTTTTACGAAGGCTTGAAGAAGTAGAAGCTCCAGACAGTCTAATGGCTCGTCCTGAGCCTACTGCTGAAGGACCAGACCAAGATAGTTTATTAGCTCCAACTGAAGTGGAGGAAGAAGTCTAATGTCAATTAAACCTTTTGCAGAGTCTCTACTAACAGATGTTAGGGAGAGAAATCAACGAGAAAGAGATCGTATTCGTAAAGAGCGAGAGCGTCAAGAAAGAATGGGCTTGGTCGTAGGCATCGGTACGGCTATTGGAAATAAGTTTCTAGAGAAGAAAACTAACGATTTTCTAAAGTCTGAACCGTTTTTGAAAGACGATCTCCTGTTTAAAAGAAATTTTAAGCAGGCTAAAAAAGATGACGAAGACTATCTAGCATATCAACAGAATCCTGATTACTTTATTCAAGAGTATACAAAGAGATTTACTCCTGCTTATACTTCTTATGCTGATGCTAACGACAGCTTAAAAAATGTAAATGAAACTATATTAATGAACGCTCAGGCGCATTCAGAGCAGAGAATTGGCGAACTAGAAAAGCGTATCAATGAAGCTAGGAAGTTTATAGCGATGGCTGGAGATGACGAGGGTGCTTATCGTCAGTCAATTATTGACTCTCGCCCTGCTAACGTACAAGACGCATTTATAAAAGGTCTTGGTAACTTTATTACAGGTGGAAGTCTGAACGATGCAGCGCTCCAAACAGATCTAATAAAGAACTCTAAAACTTATGGCGAGCTATACAAGCAAAACCCAACGCTTGCTTTAAGCTCTGAGCAAATGCTACAGCAACTTAAGAGCAAAGGAGTTACTTTTAAGGATGCTCCGATTACCTATGGCAAGCGTGAAACGATAAAGAAAACAAATGCCTTTGGAGATCCTGTCGAGACTTCTGTTCTTCCCTTGATTCAAAACAAAGTAGTTATTGGCTACTTAGATGAGAATACTGGTCAAAGAGTTGCTTACTACTCTACTGCTCAAGGTCAGCGTCAAGATGTTGCAAATGCTGTTGTAGCTCAAAAGGTTCCCGGAGGAGTTGTAACTGAAAAGAATCTAGGACTTTTAAAGGCTTCGTTACATGAAAACATCATGCCCAAGCAACGCGACGAAATGGAAGACCAAGTCAAAAGAACTTATGGCGGTAAGACTCGTGACGAAGATGCACTTATTGGAGCACAAAGAATTTACTATAGCAACATTGAATTAAACAATCAACTGTTCCAAAAAAGATTGGGTCTTTCACCAAGAGAGTCTACTGCGCTTGCTGCTGAAATGCAAATTCTTAAGACAGAACTTGAGTCTTCGGGCGACAGAAACCAGCTAATAAATTTAGATCTAGAAACAAGCCCTAACAACGTAAATCCTTTCTTGGCTATAGCTGCTATAGATTCGCTGGAGTCTAAAAATACTCTAAGCCAATCAGCTGCGTCTTATGATCGTTTACGTTCAGCCCTAGAAGTTCAGTTCTCAGGCGAAGACAACCCGATAATGCGGGAATTTGATGAGACCTTTGGAAGCTTTGATACTAACACACAGGCTACTATTGTTGAATGGATGTACGACTATCCTTCACTAACAAGCAAAAGAGAAAACGGCCTTAGCGTTATCGAGATACTGACTCGAACTTACCCAGAGATTAAAGACATGGCTCCTACCAAACCCTCTGGAAGAATGGCCTCAAGAAATCCTCTGGGAGTTGGCTATGGCGGGTTCTCTATGCAAGCAACAAGGCCTCAAACGCCTAAAGAGCCTACTGGACCTCAGTCTTTAGCAGACTTACCTGATAAAGGTGTTAGCCGCGACGATTTACGTTCTGTTGCTAGGGCACAAATTAAACAAGCCTTAGCTGGTGGCATGTCTGTTGCAGCACTAAAAAAGGAAATCCCCTATCAGTATTTAAGTTTAGTAGATGAGGTTGCCGCCTCTATATAAGGGTGAGATATAAATGACCAATAAAGTTCCAGACTATTTCGGATCAGACTATGGCATAGCTATGCCTGAACCTGTAGCACCCGTAGCTGATCCCTTCCGTACAGAGCGTCAAGGATATCAAAACCCTTTTAGTTTTGATCGTGTAGAGCCAGCTGTCAAAGAATCAGTTACTGATTTTAACACAAACCCAGAAATCTTAGAGCGTTTTGATCGAGTCATGACTTTCTTGGGCGAAAACGACACGTTTACAAACAGCTTGTTAGATAGTAAGTCTACACCCTCAGAAACTTTACGCGACGATAACATAAATATCATGAAGCTGCTAGACAAAACAGTCGCTTTAAAAGACGCTCCAGATCAAATCAAAAAAGACTATGCGTATCTAAAAGACCGCTTTGAGAACACAAAGATTACAGGAGCCGCTGAATACTTTGACATGTTCCAAGACTATGGCACGGACCTTGTTACCGATCCTGTTTTGTTAGCAGGACTTATCGGAGGTTTTTTTACAGGCGGAACTACGACAGCTGCGACAGTAGGCGCTCAAGCTACTGCTAGGGCTGCTTTAGCAAACACTCTTAAAAGAGTAGCGACAGGTGCTGGCAAGTTAGGAACGACAGGCGCTGTGTCGGCTGGTGCGATAACTGGAGGTGCTTACGATCTTGCGGGACAAAACTTAGATATTGCAATCAACCGTAAAGATGAGATTGACGTAGCTCAGTTTTTTGCTACCACTGCTTTGGGTGGTGCTGTAGGCGGGGTAGGTCAAGGCTTGAACAAGTTTTTGTTTGGTCAGTCTAAAGTTAACAAACAGACCGTCGAAGATGCCTTTGAAGAAGTCTACGAAGAAAAGAAAAGTTTCTTTGGTAATAGGACTCGCAAAGGTGAAACATACGATATGGAGGGTACTTCTTATCCTGCTCTTATCGGCATTCCCGGTCCTGCTGAAATGCCAGCAAAAAGAAGATTTGTTGACAGGCTAGAAGGTGCTACAGCTAAGGCAGAAGAAAGTGCCGTTAAAGGAGAAACAATTGATTTAGATTCTTCTGAGTGGTCAGTAATACTTGATGACCTTGTAGAAGAAGTTGGTGGCGGACAGCAAACAAGGGCTGCTGTTGCAGACGATATTACAGCAGCGATGGCAAGTTCTTCTGATCCTCGAAGAGTTAGAAGCAACATGCTCAATGCGCTTTCTCGAAGACTTTCAAGAGCTACATCCACTATGTTTTTTGGTAAGGCCGCTGGAGTGTTGTCTCCTTATGCGTCTTATTCTCCTACAGCAAAAATACTACAAGGAAAGTTCTCAAGAGAGTTTGACAAAGTATGGCGTGGCAATCAATACAAGATTGAAGGAGATTTCTTCGAAGCCCAGCAAGAAATTTTCGGGTCTCTCTACACACGCTATGTTGATATTGTAGAGCCTTTAGCATACAACAGAATCAAGGGTAAGTTAAAAGATAAAGTTAATGCTGATCTTAGTGCAGCCATACGTGGACAGCGTGTTGATAACGAAGCTGTAACTGAAGCAGCAGCACAAATTAAGCAGCTGTACTCTGAGATTGGTGATCGTCTTGTAAGGAACGGTGTTATTGACGAAAAGGTTGAAGACTACGTTCCTCGTATGTGGAACAGAAGTTCTATCGAAAACAACAAAAGTAAGTTTGCTCGTTTGTTGATAGAAGAAGGAGAAGCTGCTAATACAAAAGACGCTCTAAAGATTGTTGATGACTTACTAGACAAGCAGAACCAACTGGACTCTGGCACTATTGGTCATTTTTTCTCTGCCAAACGAAAGTTCAACAACATCTCAAACGACTATAAGTTTGAAGAGTTTTTGAACACTGATGTTATTGGTACATTCTACAACTATTCTTTTCATACTGCAAAGGCTTTGGCGAAAAAGAAAGTCTTCGGTGTTCGCAACGAAGCAGAGTTTAAAGAGAGATGGATTGATAAAATTGTAGATGATCACTTCGAATCTACTGGAAAATCTTTGTCTAAGGTAGACAGAGAGGCGCTGGTTAACCTGTATCGAACAACTACTGGTGAAAATCTAGACAGCTTTGACGGGTTGATGCGAACAGGTGTGGACGCTTACGGGCTAGTAAACCGTCTTGCATACCTATCACAGGCGGCTCTGTCTAGTTTGTCTGAGGTTGCTTTAAACATCTCTAACGCTGGTTTTGTCAATAGCGTTAAGGGTCTTGGTGAAGCGCTTGAGCTTTCTTTTAAGTATATGTCTGATGACATTGAGACTGCTTTAAAGAACAATCCTCAGAAGTTGACTACTGCTGAGATCAAAAGGGAGATGTATGAGTTTGGTCTTTCTTTAGATCAAAGCATCTCTCAAGTAGGCAACCGTCTTACAGGCGACGAGCTTTATTCTGAGACAATGCAGAACGTGAGCAACGGTTTCTTTAAGATTACTTTCCTAGAGCAGTGGACTAAGTTTGCTCAGACAGCCAGTTATACAACGGGTAAGCGCTTGATCATGAACAACATTCGTGATGTTGCTGAATATGGGAACGCTAAAGTATCTTCAAGGATTCAAAACAAACTGGATGAACTTAACGAGCTTGGCATTGATGTTGATGTTGCAAAGCAGTGGTATCAGTCAGGAGGAAGCTTACAAGACGAGTTCTACTCTTCTATTAAGAAGGGCGCTGTACGTTATGCAAACGACATTATTCTACAGCCTAACGCTATGTCTGGACTACGTCCTACGCTTTACTCAAACCCTAAGACGCAGATAGCTTTCCAGCTGTTGTCATATCCAGCTGCGTTTACTAATGTTATTTTAAAAGGCGCTGCTAAAAAGATAACTAGAAATCCAACTCAAAACACTGCTAACGTCTTGGCTACTGGTCTAATTATGACAGAAATGCAGAGAGGCATTCAGTGGCTCAAATCAGGCGGAACAAGTGAAAGAGACTTAACTCCTTTTGAAGCACGTATTGAAGGCCTTAAGCGTACAGGTGCTCCCGGTTTAGTCTTCCAACAGTTCGAAAGAGCTAAGAAGAGTTCAGAGTTTACTGGCACGTTGGCTCCATTTGCTGCAGTTCCTTTCGGACCTCTTGGAACCGATGTTACTTCAGCTGTATATGAGGGAAGACCTTTTAGAACTCTAAGCACTAAAATGCCTTTCTACTCTATGTACGGAAACGTAGCGAAAGCTACAGGCAACGAGCAAGAATACAGAGAATATCAAGATTTTTTCAAGCGTCAAGATAATAAGCTTCGACAGGCCCTAAGACAAGAACAGCCCCTTGTTGTCAGAGAAGAGTTCTTTGCTAAGGGAGGCTTAGTAGAAGTGCCTAACGCTTCGTCTGAGCCTGACGAACGTATTGACAAGATGACAGGACAGCCGTATAATATACAAGCAGGCTCTGCGTTTGTTGACGAAGAAGACCCCGAAAAGCGTATGTTGTTTAACGAGGGTGGTTTTGTTGACAGGATTAAAAAAGCAGGCTATGACGCAGCTGTAAAGGCCTTGGGAATTCCTAAAGAAGGGCTTGAGTGGGCAATGAATATAGATAAAAATTACCCTAAAAACGAGCAGCTTGACGGTCGTGGTGATGCTGCAAGACACTTAGCTCTAGGCGTTATTGCTCAAAAATCTGACTATCCCGAAACAACTAGATTCCTTGCACACTTGAGAGAGTTTATTGAGCTTGATATTAAGGGCGGGGCTATGGACATAGAGAACAACAACAAAGGGTTTAACATCGAAGCTGATAGCTATGAAGAAGCTGAAAGAAAAATTGATAAGATGATTCGTAATGGAGAAGTAACATATCTTACTCCTGACGAAAGCATAGCTAATCGAGGATACTAATAATGAAAAGACTCATAGAAACTCTAAAGCGTCATGAAGGCGTCAAGTACTATGTCTACAAAGATCATCTAGGCTACGAAACTATTGGCGTCGGTCGTTGTTTAAAAGAAGGCGTAGGCTTAGGGCTTACTCATGATGAAGTAGACTACCTTCTAATGAATGATATCAATCGTTGTCTCGAAGAGCTAGACGCGGCTTTTCCGTGGTTCAAAGATCTTACAGAGATCCGAAGAGAGGCAATGATAAACCTGTGTTTTAACTTAGGACTCACACGTCTCAGAAAGTTTGAGAAGGCTTTGGCAGC